TGGCTTTTGTGCATAAGTAGTAAACTCTGGTAAATCCCTTGCCTTTAATAACTTCTGTAGTTCTTTTCTCTCACTTGACCCCATTATTGTCTGTAAACAAGAGGTTACTCCTAGTGTGATAACAGCAATACCTAGTAATATACATAATACTATAACAGTAGTTTCCATATATACAATTATAACATATTAGATAATACTATCTCCTGACATCATCTCGTCTATTGTATCATTAATATCAACCTCTCCATCTTCTTCTTCCTCCTTCTCTAATAACCCATACATATTCAACTTAGGATGCTCAAAGTAATCTGGTCTACTAAGCACAAGATATTTAAGACAATCTACAAGATCGTCTCCTATCTTATAAGGTGTAGGCTTCATACCATAAGTACCATCGCTATACTCTTTCCAATGATAATTCTTAACTTCTTCTAGTAACAGAGGGCATCTTCCCTTTGCTATAAATAGTTTATTCTCTCTTAGTAGTCTTGTAACACGACTGATACCAGCCATGACATCATTATTAGCAGGCATAAATCCCCAGCCCTCTTCCTGTAACTGGTATAATATACTTTGCCCACTTGTCTGCTGTGTTCCCTTACTTGCAGGATCAATTATAAACATTTCTATATTCTCTTCGGTTAGTCCATTCTTAGCCAACAATCCTTTAATCTGATTACTTATATCCCCTACATGTAAATAACTAGCCCTGAACTCGTCTATTATCCATAGGTTATGGTCCATGTCTTCCTTTGCTAATATACAAGCAGTCGGGTGTTCCCATCCAGGGTCAAGAGCAATAAAATATGTGTCTGTGAGTTTCCTCTCTGGCATAGGTTTAACATGTGTCTCTTCCCTAAAGTCGGGATATATCATACCAGCAAAGGCTTCAAAACTTGCCATGTATTCCTGCTTCCATATCAACTCAGGGGTGTCTTTTCTAACCTGTTCTATCTGCTCAGGTGTCCAGTATGGACTATCATAAACTGTATACTTATAACTACTATAATCTTTATTATCCCCCAAACCCATTAAGTACAACTCATAAAAGAGGTTCTGCCCTTTAGGGGTTCCTATTATCCTTGTCTGATTATCATTAGCCTTGACCATAGCCTTTAAGGTGTTGTGCCAAAGACTTGCCTTTTTAAGTATATGACCAGCCTCGTTTAGTACAACCCTCTTGTAGTTAAATCCTTCAAGGTTCTCAGGCTTTTGAGAACTTCCAAAGTCTATACTTCCATTAGGTAGTTTTAGTATCTTCTTTTGGGCATTCCAATCACAATACAAAAGCACAGGCTTGAGAATAGGTCTAAAATACTTCTCTACATACTTGTCTATGTTTACATGCACAGTATCAACCCATAAACTACTACAGTCTAGTTTAATAGTTTCCCTACATATCCATTGTACAAAGTTGTAAGTCTTTCCCGTTTGTCTTCCAGCGGGTACCATAACATAATGCGACTGGTCTTCAATCGCTGGAGTAATAAACTTTGGATATTTAAGATCTAACTCAATTTCCTTCGGCATTAGTAAGCCCCTCGTTTATAGTTATCTGTATTGGCATGTCCGCCTCTATCCCTATGGCTTGCTTTGGCTTTGGTAATCTAAAGTCCCATGCTAGCCTTAGTAACATAGCAAAGTCCCTGTTACTTGTATTGGGGTCTTCTAGCCTCTCTCTTAACTTCTCGTAGTCCTTAGTTATATCGTCGTTATCATAGGCGACCAGTAACATCTCTTTACTTAATGCCCCTATAGTTTCCTCTCCTGTTTTTCCCTGACTGTCTGCCATCTAATTGCTACTTATAGGTTATTTATTTATATATTATACCATTAATTAAGTTTGTCTAATTCTCTTACTATCTTCTCTCTCTTCTTTTTAAGAGACAAAAGTTCCCATTCTCTACCATTTGTTCTACCGTGCTTTGCTTGTATACCATCTATTATCTTATGCCTCTGACTGTTTATCTCATGCAGTTGTTTTTTAAGTCTGTTCTTCTGACCAAATATTCTATCCCAGCCCTCCTCGTAGTTCTTCTTGGTCTCTTTAGTAGTTATTGTATAGGGCTTGCTTATATCATCACTCATAGTGTTTTAGTCCAATCTAAAATTAAATCTAAACTTAAACTAGGTCTCTTAATATACTTATCCATATCTATCTTCTTTTGCTCTGGTAGTTTGTCTCCTATCTTTAAGTAAGTGTTGTTAATAGGCATACTCCCTGGGTCTCCTTCCTCTGCATAAGACTGCTCCTGATCTATAACATAAACAGGAATTCCCATAAGCCTTGCAAAACTCTCAAAGGTAGAAGGTCTTGGTGTAAATACCATATCATAGTCTAAAAGCCTCTCTTTAATCTCTTCTAATATATTACCCTCCGAGTTACTCACCCACTTCTTGTTTGCCAAAAGATTACCAGTTTTGTCCATTAGTTTAGCAGTCCAGTTAAACTCAGGATACGACCCTTTAAGTTGCTCAAATACAGTTTGGTTATAGTAGGAGACATCTCTCATCCAGTGTAAGGCCACAAACAAAGCCTCCTTACCTGTGTGCTTAGTCTTTTTAACATCGTCATAAATCGGGTTGCCTGTTACCAAAATCTTACTAGGGTCTACCCCAACTCTTACCAAAGAATCTTTGCTCTCTTGGCCTAGTACCATGTACCCATCAGCAATAGGGTCTCTATCGTTTAACTCATAATCAAACATAGCCCCAAACCCGTGCTCGTAAACCACCACCTTCTTACCAAGCGCTTGTAGAGTTTTAACCTCGTTTCTAAATGGCCAATCGGACCAAATAAAGACTATGTCACTGTACATCAAATCGTCTCCCCCCATCTCCCATTGCCAAAAGTCATGATGGTTGTATACAAAGTAGTTCATTTGTTAAAAGGTTTTAAATAAACTTGTTCTCTTGGCAGTCCTCCCCACTTCTTAATAAAATACCTGTCAGTATCCCCTTTGGCCTTCTCTTGGGTAACCCCCTTACAATGTTTAAGAGTGGTCTGTCCAAAGTGTTTAAAAGGTGCACTACTAACGCATGTATGTTTTTTACCAGCCAAATCTATTCTATACTGTAAGTCTACATCCTCTCCATAAGCAGGCTCAAACATCTCGTCAAACTTACCCACCTCCTTAAACAGTCTGGGTCCTACCATAAAAAAAGAGAAGTTGTCGTACACGTCAAAACTATTAACAACAAAATCCCCCTGTGGGTAGTTGGCCCCTGTATTGCTACACCTCCCACTCCACATAACGCTATCATCTTTTTTAGCAAAATCTACTAAATTATCTATAGTGTCTTTAGTAAGTGCTATGTCTAAATTAGGAACAATAACGTACTTACACCCCTGCCTTAAAGCCTTTTCTATACCCTTGTTCCAGCTTCTTGCCAGTATGTTTTTCCTGTTTTTATTAACCTTATCAAACCTCTTAAGTATCCTTGTATATCTCCTATTAAGCTTTGTTACCCTTGCGTAAAACACTAGCTTGTACTTACTCTTCATGGAGTCCAAAGCCCTCTTAGCCTGCCTGTAGGTCTCGTCATTGTCTATGTAAATTGTGGCTACCACACCTATTTTTTCCATCCTTTAAACACTAATCTATAACTACCGTCTGGGGGTACAGACTCCCCTATCACTTCAACCCTTTTAAAATACTTGCTCATCCACTTTACTACTAGCTTTTGAGTAGGTATAACATACGTCTGCCCTGCCACAGGGTATTGTGCCAGCTCGTCTTCTCCTTCTAGTGGCTTGTGAATGGGTATCTCAAGAGTAAAACACCCGTCTGTTACCTTAGAAATCTTTTTAATTATACCTTCCTTGTCTTCAAAGTAGTGTAGTGTACTTGCCATTATAACCTCGTCAAAAGTGTCTTTAGTAGTATCTAGGTACTGCCCAATATCCCCTAAGATATACTCTCCATAGTGGTCGCTTCTAGCTTTTATTATCTGCATCCATTGGTTGTCTACCCCCACATACCTTCCAACCCCATCGCTTGTCGCATACATGTTAAACCACCCAGTAGAGCACCCTAAGTCCAGTAAACTCTTGCCACACACGCACCCCATTTTTAAGGCTTGCCACTTCTTGTCTGTAAAACCCACCCTCTGGTAAACTAGGGGCTGTGTTAAACTCTCTAAGTGATCCACTAGAACGTAATCTCCCTCTACCTTGCCCCTAAAGTCCTCTAACATCTTTTTATCAGCCCTCATCTTGTGCTTCTTACTATAAAGTAATTCCCAGTTCCAGGGCTCTAGTAGTAAAACTATATTGGGAGCATTAACCAAAGACATTACAATATCTCTCTCCTTTGCCTTATGAAGTGTAGACCCCTCTACAACCAGCGTTCTTGCTGGACTTTTTAAAACCATCCTCAACCCATACCTTAACCACTTAGCCTTCCACTCGTTTATATCAGGATACTTGTCTTGCTCTTCTTGTAGGGTTAATTGAGAATAATCTTGCCTATCATAAACAACACCAGCAAAATCGTAGAAGCTATCCATGTGTATAATATCTGCGTTGTAAAGATACTTAAAGTTTTCCGACACAGTTGTTTTACCACAGGCTGTTGTTCCAATTATGTATATTATCTGCTTGTATTTATCTGTCGGTTGCATGTGTCAAAAATGTAATTAAATTATTCTCATTAAGTGGTAGGTTTATTGTTCTAATATCAAGCCCAACTTCCCTAGCACAAACAGGAAAACTCAACTGGTCCTGGTATGTATACTTCTTATTGTGTTCCCACCATAGTTTATTAAACCTTTTAACCTTATCATTGTGTCTTCTTATAAGTAATCCGCAAGCCCACAGCCCATTGTGCGCAGGGTAGCCCTGTTTTCTATACTCCTCCACTTGCTCAAGAACCGGCACCCCCTGATACTTGAGCATAAATTGACAAAAATTGGCTTCGTCATAAATACAACCCCTATCAGGGTGCTTTATTAAGGATATGTCCCCATCCCCAAGTTGCTCTAAACACCACTTCTCAAAGTCGGGTGTCTTAATAGTAGCACTACCATCTATCCAAATACTTACATCACAATCCAGTTTATGACTATTACATTTAAAATATTTAGCCTTCATTCTAGGATGCTCTTCTTCTCTAAAGACCTTTCTAACCTCCCAGTCTGTACTCTCGCTTGTATCTGTAAATAAAATGGGCTTCTCTTTGAGGGGTTGAGCCTTCGGTTTGTCATAATCACCATAAATTGCGCTGTATACTATTGTCTTCATTTGCTCTTCTTTGTAACTATTGCTAATCCATGACTCTCTTTTCTCTCACTAAACTCCCAATCGGGGTGCTGCTCTTGCAGTTCCTCAAAGAACCTCTTAATACCAAAACCCCTCTCAGTTTCCTGGCTGTCATGCATAATAATATGACCCCCTATGGGTACGAACTTGCTCCAGTTGGTAAAATCCTCTTTTACATCCTCGTAGAAATGTCTACCGTCTATATGGAGCAAGTCAATAGCACCATCCCAATCCTCAAGGGCTCGGTTGAATGACTTTTTAATTAATGTAACATTTGGGTATTCGGACAGACATTCGGTCGCCACATCCTCTACCTCTCTACCAAACTTACCACTATGCTCGTCTCCCATAAAGTGATCTATTCCATAAAGTTTAGTGTCCAACTCGTTATCTAAACAACTCTCTGCCATAGTAGCAAGAGAGTGCCCTAAATAGACACCTAACTCTACAATGGTCTTTGGCTTCCATATCGGAATCTGGTTATAAATATAAAGGATATGCCCAGCCCATGCAGTCTGGTGTTGGCCTAAGTGCTTGTACCATTTAAAATCCTCAAACATATGTTTATTATAACAGTTTAAATAACAGGAAACACATAATCTTCTCTTAAATCTCTAATTGACTCTTTAACCTCTCTATACCACTGTTTATCTATCTCCCCATTGTCCAGTATTCTTTTAGCCACTACTATATACTCAGCCAACTCACAGGTAGGAGTTCTTTCTCCCATCCAATAAGAGTTAATAATCTCTGGCCAATTAACCTTCTTACAGTGGTATACACAAGCCCTATGGGGTTCAAAAGTTAAATCGTCTGGAAATATATCGTGCCACATTAGAAATGCTATTTGCCCTATACTAGATGTGACGTAGTCGGCTTCCCCCTTACTCATGGCAGTTTGTAAAAGAAATTATATACACTATAGAACTAAGTTTTATCCTTTGTCAATAATTTTATTTAACTCGTCTAATTGAACCTGCATATCTTCAAGTGTCCACTTCTTAATCTGGTTTTTAACAAGGTATAGATAGGCATAGTCTTCCCATCTTTTATCCTCAAGCCACTCCTTAAACCATAGGGGATCTTCGTGTGCAGACTCAATACCAA